CCAGTGGTGCCAGCCGCACGTTCGTCGTCACGACCCCAGAGCGTGAGGTCATGGGCTACTACGCTTTGGCTGCAGGTGCCGTCGCGCACCAAGACACTACCCGGTCTATTCGTCAGAACATGCCCGACCCGATTCCAGTGATGGTCCTGGCCCGTTTGGCTGTCGATGCCCGAGCGCAAGGAATGAAACTGGGGGCAGCCTTGCTTCAGGATGCGCTGCAGCGCTGTGTACTGGTATCGCAAAACACAGGTGTGCGAGCCATGCTTGTGCATGCACTCAACGATCGTGCCCGCCAGTTTTACGAGTACTACGGTTTTAAGGCGTCGCCCGCACATCCCATGACACTGATGCTGCGGATCAATCAGTCATCAATCTGATCTTCAGCCAGCGATTTCAGCCCAGGGATCGTTCTTGTCGACCAAATCCTGCGGCACCTGAACCCGCGAGCGGGATGCGGGGGTGAACCCCATCTCCGTCTCGTAGCCCTTCATCTCCTGGGCCAGATCACGGATCACATCCATGAGCGGCGAGCGACGCAGGATGCCGCTTGGGGTTTTGATGATCATGCCGGCCACACCCGATCGATTGATTTTGCCCAACGCCTCACGGTAAAGCCCTGCGCAGTTGGCCCAGCGCTCCAGCACGGATGCGTCAAGCGATGACAACAAACCCGGCGGTGCGTTCTCCACCGCATAGATCCAGGCCTCCTTGGCGACATCGGACATGTACTCAGGTGGCTCACCCAACTGCCCCCCTGGGCGAGGCTCATGCGGGTTGGTTCGGCACTTCTGAAGCGTGCCCTTGATCTTCTTGACCGCCGCAGGCAACGGTTTACGGCCGGCCATGTGGCTCCAACTCTTCGGCTTGGACCGCAAGTTGCGAAAGCTCAGACAAGGTCATTGCACGCAGATCCTCCGCCTGGGCCGAGGTCATGTCTTCCGGTCCCGCAGGAATCCAGGACGACGCATCTAGCCTCTGAATCTCGGCCAGGTCTGCCATGTAAGCCTGTTCAGCGGTCAGTTTCGGCATTGGCTTGTCCAAAAAAAGTTTTTCAATTTGCACGCGGAAAAATTTGGGCAGGCGAGCGCATCTGCGCCGCCCAACCGTAGAGATTCGACCCCCCTACCTCGTGGGCAAGGGGGTCTAGCGCCGGCCGGCAGTCTCTCTGGCCGTCTTGCGGTTGTGGCAAGAGACGCAGAGAGGCTGCAGGTTGGCCCTATCAAAGCGGGCACCGCCGTCCTTGAGCGGCACCACGTGATCAACCACCCCAGCCGCAACCAGGCGACCGTGGTCCTTGCACGCCAGGCACAGGGGGCTTTCACGAAGCACCGCCGCCCTCAGCACCCGCCAGTCCTTGGACTGGTAGAAGCCGACCTCAGCGTCAAAGCCACGCCTGGCCCGCCCGTAGTCACGGTGCGCGCTGGCTCGGTGCTGGGAACAAAAGCCCGGGCTTGCCAGTACCGCCCCGCAGCCGGGGTAACGGCAAGGCGTTGGGGCACTTCTGGGCATGTTGGGGTGTTGATCAAGAAATAAGCGACAGAAGCTCTGGATTGACTTGGCTTCGTCGGGAAGAAGAGCGTTCATACGAACGTCATCAACAACCGCAAGGAACCTCCATGTCCAGCAAACTCACCCCCACCCAGCACACCATCCTCACGCATGCTCTGGCCCAGACACAGGGCAAGGTCCTTTGGTTTCCAGATGCCCTCAAGGGTGGGGCCAAAGACAAAGTCACCGAGAGCCTGCGCAAGGGCGGCTTCATCGCTCAGGTCAAGCGCGAGACCGTCGTCACCAAGGCGGGCTACGAGGCATTGGGCCTGAAGCCACCGTTCATTGAGCATCGAGCGGTCAGAACCCGCGAGACCAGCAAACAGGCCACTGTGATCGCGATGCTCAAGCGAACCGAAGGCGCCACCATCGATCAAATCTGCGAGGCCACTGGTTGGCAACCGCACACCGTGCGCGGCGCAATGGCCGGGGCACTCAAAAAGAAACTCGGACTGGACATCCAGTCCAGCAAAGAATCCGGCGGCGACCGGATCTACAAAATCTCAGCCTGATCAACCTCGGCGAGTGCCTCATCCGCAGGCTCTCCCAGCCGGGTGGCTTTTTTCCCGGTGAACTCTTCCCAACGCTTAACAATCACGTCCACATACTTGGGATCGAGTTCGATGAGTCGGGCTCTGCGCCCTGACTTCTCGCAAGCAATCAGGGTCGAGCCTGAGCCGCCAAAGGGATCCAGCACCAGGTCCCGGGTCTTGCTACTGTTGCGGATTGCCCGCTCGACCAACTCCACCGGTTTCATGGTGGGGTGCAGGTCGTTCTTCGCGGGCTTCTTGACGTTCCAGATATCGCCCTGATCGCGAGCACCGCACCAGTAGTGATCGGCACCGTCTTTCCACCCGTAGAGGATGGGTTCGTACTGACGCTGGTAGTCGGCCCGTCCGAGCGTGAACGTGTTCTTTGCCCAGATGATGAAGGTGGACCATTTGCCACCAGCGGCGCGAAACGCAGCTTGCAGGGTATCGAGTTCACTGGAGGACATGGCGATGTACACCGCGCCCTTGGTTCGATTGAGGATGTTGTCGCAGGCATCGAACAAGAAGCTACCGAACCCTTCGCCCAGGTTGTCGTTCATGATGGGGCGGTTCTTACCGCGCATCTTGTCCTTGGCGGTGTTGGCGTAGTTCACGTTGTAAGGCGGGTCGGTGAAGGTCATGTCCACCAACTCCTCGCCGAGTAGGGCTTGATAGTCATCGGCCTTGGTTGCATCGCCGCACAGCAGCTTGTGCTCACCAAGTACCCAGATGTCACCTGGCTTGGAGACCGGAGTCTCAGTGACCTCAGGTACCGCATCTTCATCGGTCAAGCCGTCTTGGGTCTGCTCGTCGCCGGCAATCAGAGCCTCCCACTCCTCAGTGGTAAAGCCTGTGAGGCCAAGGTCAAAGCCAGCGTCCTTCAACTCAGACAACTCGATGCCAAGCAGCTCGTCCTCCCAAGATGCGTTCTCACCAATCTTGTTGTCGGCCAGGATCAATGCTCGGCGCTGGGTGTCGGTGAGGTGCTCCATGGGCACCACGGGAACCTCGGCAAGACCGAGTTTGCGAGCAGCGAGCAGCCGACCATGGCCGGCAATGACGTTGTTCGCGCCATCGATCAGGATGGGTGCACCCCAGCCAAACTCACGAATGCTGGCGGCGATCTGAGCCACCTGAGCGTCGGAATGCAGCTTGGCATTGCGCGCATAGGGGATCAGCGAATCGACCGCGCGGTATTCGAGTTTGATGGGGTTCATGAAGGCCTGAAATGAAAAACCCGCCTCGCAGCACCTGGTGCATGGGGCGGGTTTGAAGGGCAGAAAACAAAACGCCCACCGAGACGAACTGGGCGGGCGTGATTTGAGTGATTAGCTGAATCGTATCTCATCGATATATATCGGTCAAGCACTTTCAGCGTGAATATCCGTAGTGAACTGCAAGCACCGCGAGAGCACCGACCAGGATGCCTTTGGCCTCGTATTGATTGAGCGTTCGCCCGTTCCACCCCTCAACGGCAGACCACTCTTTCACGCTGCGTCCGAGACCTGCCACATGCCAAACGGCGCAGCCACCCGGGCTGCTGATTCCGCCAACTGCGTCGAGCGCCTCGTGCATGCGCTTGCGCGCCCAGACCACACGCTCGGTCATGCTGTCCGTCCACTGGCCACCGGGAATGCGGGTGAGCGGCGGGGCGCCTGCCGGGTCCATCTGGGCAAAGACGAAGGTTCGGTTGAAGTCCTGACCTGCATCGTGCATTTGAGGCGTGATCGAACCGTTGCGCAGCAAGATGCCCAGGGAATCGATGCAGCGAAAGTGCTCGGTGCGGTAGCTCGTACCCTCTTCGGCGAGGCTGTTCCACTCGGCAAGCCGGCCGCCGGCCAGGTGAACGACGCTGCCGTGCTCCAGGGGTTGAGTGAGCGGTTTTTTAGCCATGGCAGGCACCTCCCGCAGTGCGCCCGGCGCTTTGCGCCAATGCCCAGTCCAGGACGGCCAAAGCATCGGCCTCGTTGTCATCGGCCACCGGGTAGCCTCGGGCACGCACGGCAGAAACCATCTCGGACTTGCAAGCGTTGCCCTTGCCGGTCACATGGCGCTTGATCGTGCCCACGGGAACGCCCTGGTACGGGATCGTTTGGTACTCGCACCAGCTGGTCAGCGTTGCCAGAAAGCCGCCGTAGGCGTGCGCGGCATCGACTCCAAGGTGACGGCGCACCTCCTCGAAATAAACCGCGTCCAGCCCGGATGCAGCGCCTTTCGGGGCCGTCGTAGCCAGGAGTTCATCGAGCCAGCGGCGAAAGCGCAGGTAGCGCATACCGCCACCCTCGAATCGTTGGGGCTTGAAGCTGACATAGCCGTGGGTTACCGAGCGATCCGGCAGGCTCAGAGCCCAGCCAGTCGTGGTGCCCAGGTCCAGCGCCAGAACGGCTTGGGATGCGGCGTTGGGTTGTGAATCTTGTGGGCGATACATCGGGGAAGTCCTCCAAGGGTGCGAACAAGCGCTCGTGCCAACTTGTTCAAGCGACCTGGAGGAGCTCAGGCATCGCCGGGTCAGGGCTGGTGCGGCTCCCTCATGTCCGTTTCTGTTACGGCTTCGGGGAAGTCAAAGCGGCTCACGTGGCAGTAGCCAGGGCCGGCTTCAATCTTTCATCTTTCAACGCCAAGTGCATGGGCCTTGGAGTA